AGAACCGCCATGTCGATGAGCGTGGCCTGATCCATGCGCCGCGCCGAACCAGAGAAGGTCGCTGGCGTGTAGCACGATCCGGTTTTTTGGCCGACAACGGGTTCCGCCAGCATCGCCGAGAACTCATGCAGCGTCAGGTGACGCTTGTCGGGCCAGCGAACCTCCATGTGCGACCTCGAAAAGGTCGCGTGGATGATTTGCTCAAATCCCTTTTCCGCATTCGCGGGATGAACCATGATCATCGCGCTCAGAACGGGATTGATGATTGCAGGAACTTCGCGACAATGATTTCGATGAAGGTCATCCACTCTTCTTCGGTCATTGTAGCCAAGTCAGTCTTGCCGATGCGATCCAGATGCGCCCCGGCTTCGTCGCTGGTTTTATAAAGCGCATCGATCTCGTATGATTGCCATTCCATGATTTTCCATATCCTTATAATTTTTGATCCGGGGAATGCGTCTAGTGCGGCCTTCAAAAGCGGGCTGTTTAAACCCACTTGAAGCCGACGATGTCGGTGTACTTTCCGTTCTCCTTTATGCGAATGGCGAGCGGAACCCTTAGTGATTTAACTTGGCTCATAGCCTCGGCTACTGAAGAAGGTATCGGCATTCCGCCGCCTCTCTCCCGCCACCACGATACTGCCTTGTCGCGGGGGTATCCAGTATGCTCGAAGCATATCCACTCGCGATGCCTCATCAAGCCGGTCTGGTAGGTCACCAGCATGCTGGTCGTCTTGCCCGGCCTGCTGTGTACTGAATAGTCGATGCCGCCCACATTGGCCCACTGGTCTCTGACTTGCGTGGATAGAAGCGCGGAGGTATCCGAACGATGCGACACATTGATCTTTGGCGGCGGGAAAGGCGCACCGCAATTGGGGCATGCGGTGCATCCCGTCCCGCAGATCATCTTGCACACCCCGCAGGTCTTTGTCGGGGCTTCGCCCTCGCCCGGCTCTCCGGGCCTCTTCACCCGCTTGTGTATCTCATCTACCGGCCCTAGCCGTTTTGTGTTGCCAGCGAAGTCCAGAACTAGGCAGTCCTCCTTGCCAGCCGCTATGCGCGTGCCGCGCCCCAGCATCTGCACATAGAGGCTCTGCGACTTGGTTGGGCGCAACATTCCAATGAGGTCAACGCCGGGCGCGTCGAAGCCAGTCGTCAGCACATTCATGTTCGTGATGCACTTGATGTTGCCGTTCTTGAAATCGCGCAGGATACTGTCGCGTTCGCCGGAAGGCGTCTCGCCGGTTATGATCTCGCAACTAACGCCGCGACTGCGGATGGCCTCCATGACATGCTGCGCGTGGATTACGCCTGAGCAGAATATCAGCCATGATCCGCGATCAACTCCAGCCGCGACAATCTCGTCGGCCGCGCTTTGCGTGATCTCGTCAATATCAATAGCGGCCTCAAGCTCCTCTGGAATGAACTCGCCGCCCCGCGTGTGGACGTTGCTGATGTCGATCTTGGTCATGGTTTGCTTTGGCACCAAAGGAACAAGGTAGCCCTCGGAGATCATGCGAAGGATTGATACGTCAAAGGCGATGTCATTGAACAGGGCGTCTTTGCCTTCAGTCAGCATGCCTTGATCCAGCCGAAACGGTGTTGCGGTAAAGCCGATGACCTTCAGGTTGGGGTTCATCGATTTGATATCGGTCAGGAAGCGGTTGTACATGCCGGTCGCCTTCTTGCCGAGAAGATGCGCCTCGTCGATCAGGATCAGATCGCAACGCTGTACTTCGTATGCGCGCTTGTAGATCGACTGGATGCCAGCGAAGACGATCTGCCTGCCGATCTCTCGACGGTTAAGGCCCGCGCTGTAGATACCTGCTGGCGCTTCCGGCCACGCCCCCAGCAGGGCGTCAAAGTTCTGCTGGATCAGTTCCTTGACATGCGTCAGGACGATGACGCGGGTATCTCGCCATATAGATAATGATTCGCGCAAAAAGCCCGCAATGACGACGCTCTTGCCGGTGCCGGTCGGCATGACAACGAGAGGGTTGCCGTCATTGGCCTGAAAGTAGCGATAGATCGCATCGACCCCCTCACGTTGGTAGGGTCTCAGTTCCATGATGACATTTGTCGTTGTACTGACACCATTTGCAGATGAACCAGTTGGGATCATTGGAGATTCGAGCGAGAGGTGCGCGTGCATTTAATATCCTGTCTGCCTTGTCTCTGATTGCATCGAAGTCGGCCTGATTAAATTCGGTCCTCACTGCTTCCCAGTCGCGAACGCCGGGAGTGCATACGGTGAGGTAGTGTCGTTGCAGATCGGCATAGCCCATGTAGCATTGCGCTTGTGCGTAGTACGTCGTATCCCAGACTTTCAGTACGTTCTTCTCGCCCAGTTCGCGCTTCATCAACCTGAACTTTTCAAACTTCTTGTCGTTGACCGCCTTCGCCTCCCACACATGCCATGTCTTTGGTGCCTGAACCAAACCAAGGATAACGCCGTCCATGTGGCCCTGAAACTTGTCGTCGAAATCCGATAACTCGAATTGCTTTTGGGTCTTGGGATCATGCGTGTGCAGCGTCAACCCCGGCAGGAGCCGAAGGCGGTCTGCGATAATATCTTCCGACTTGTGACCGTCCATAAAGCGCCGGATGGTCGCGGCATCGAACTCTTCTTGAATAGGATGGTGGTAGCCATACCAAAGTTTCCGCGAACACTCGCCGCCGATTGCCGACATGCCGAGATACTTCCGGGGTTCGCTTCTGCGGTCCCGGTTCTGCATCTCGGTGTCAACAGCCGCGAGGGTCGCGTCGTATGTAATTTTCGGTATGGCTACCATGCCAGTATCCTAGTTACGCTTCCACGGCGCGGTCGTGGTCTTCATCGGCGGAGGCAGGGGCGATGATGCTGCCTTTGGTGCCGCATGTGCGGCGGGCGGTGAGGGTGAAGTCGAAACGACAGCCCCATAGCCAAGGACTTCGTTCTGAGCTTCGCGAAAAGTGCCGGACTTGTCGGGGCCTTCAGGACGGACCTTTACGGTGGCGCAGAACGGCTTGTTATGCAGCACATCACTGTCATTGAATTTCAGAGTTGCGCCGACCGCGCTGCCAATTTGACCTATACGCTCGTCAGCAATTCTCATAGCCGTTTCATTCGTGTTGTGAATGTTGAGGCGGTCGAAAACGTGACGACCATTATGGTTTCCATCGATGACAACCATGTCAATCCAGAGATACTTGCCGCGACCGTCCTTGGTCGAGCGCAATTCACTGGCGATGATCTCCACGTTGTATTTCCCCGGCGGGAGAACTTTGTTCTGGGAGACTGACGGGGTGAAGTTCGAGAGGTCGAAGTCTTTTTCAAGGTAAGCCATGGTTACTTGGTTTCCTGTTGATTAAAGAAAGGGACGCCAGCGACGAAATCGGCCCACAGCATCGGGATTGATGGCGGGAGATTGTACCGCTGTTTCGCAAGGAACGCGGGACGCTCTTCGGTGTAGAGGACACGTTCCCCGCCGCCGACCGCCCGAGTTACTTTCTTGTTGAAGCCCACATCAGTTTTGACGGTGTTGATGCGGTAGTTCGCGAACATGACGATGTCCATCGCCTCCTGCAAGAGCGCCGAAGCGGCCTTGTGCATTTTCGGGGAGTATCTGTCGTACGGCTCGCTGTCTGGCGAGTCGAAACGGGACACCGACGAATGCGCGATCAGGATCACCGACATCTTCTTCTCATCCCGAAGGGCGCGAAGCCCGTCGAGCAGCAGACGCCAAATGTCGAGCGCGGCGACGTAGCCACGACCGTAACCGGGCGTTTCGATGTTGGCCCATGCGTTGTCCTTGCATGCCTGCGCCCACACCAGCGGCTCCAGATGGTCAGTGCTATCAAGCACCAGCGTCTGGAATGCGTGGTCTTCGGAGTAGAGCGAGGAGATGGCCTGCATGACCTCGTCAAAGGTCTTCAGGATGCCGAAGGTTGGCGCGTCTATCAGGCCAAGGCCGTCTTCTGTTTGCAGGAAGATCGGGGCCGGTGCAGACGCCGCGAAGCTGGTCTTGCCGACACCGTGGGTTCCATAAACCATCGCCAGAGGTGGCGACAGCGTTACGCCATGCTTCACGTTTGCTAGGGTGATGTTCATAATTTTGCTTTCTCGATTTTGAATGTCGGCTTTCCCGTTCCAACCGTCCGCGCCGCAGCGAAGATGGTCTTGAGCGAGTCAGGCCATGCGTTGTATTTGGTTTCAGAGACAGAAAGTTTGATGCTGACGTACTGCTCGACAGGTTCGCCCATCTTCTCGATGGCCTTCGCCGCGTTCTTCAGTTCCGCCTGATCCCAGTCTACGTCTTTCGGGAGGTCAGCGACGATAACGTAGTCGCTGACTTTCAAACGCACCGTGCCGGTGTCCTTGCCGGTCTTGCTGCGTACTTGGGCCGCTTCATCGGCAAACTTGCCGTGGAGCATGGCATGCACAGAGAAATCGTACTTCTTCAGTTTGTTTTTTAACTCAGTCAGTTCTTCCAGCAGGGTCACGATCTGCTCGACGGAGAGGCTTTTCGCCTCCTCGACAGGCATCTCGATCAACTGCGCCAGATCGACGCTATTTTTCATGGTGTAACTCTTGGCTCCTTCTGTGCCGAACAAAATAAACCGCTGCCCGGCGGGGCGGTATTCAAGGGATTTGATGGGGATTAGCGCACGAAGCGCGACTGTATGTGATTTCCATCTGTATTCAATTTAGGGGATGAAGACTACAGGGCTGTCGGGCCGGGGTCAACAGCCGTCTTTAGTTCGTTGACTTGCTGCCGAAAGGTCCGTATTCATTGAGAAATATCGCAATGGGAGATAATTGTGAGATTCATATTCACCCTGAACATGGGATCGTTCAAGGGCAAGATTGTTCACCAGATCATTGCTGACGCGGACGCCAGTTCTTGCAAGGGGCTGTGCGATCTGATGAACGACGCGGACTTCATCGTCGTTGAGCAATACTACAATATGTCGGAAGAACACGCCCGCGTTCAGGACTGGCAGTACAAGGGCGAGATTGTGATCAACACCGCGCACATCGGCAAGGTGCAGCAGTACATGGAGTTCTCGAACTCCCCGTCCGAAACAAAGAAAAGCTTCCGCTAATCACGCATTGTAGTTTTGCGATGCTGTACCGTACCAATTGGTGCCATTCGAAACGAACGTGAAAATATCCATCGTACCGGCAGTCGCGGTGACTGTGGGTGCTGTGTTGGCGGGCCAGTGAACACCGGTAAACGTCGCCGTGCCTGCGCCGGTAGACGCATCCTGCTTCAGCATCAGGATAAAGCTGCGCCCCGCAGGGCTGACGCTCGGCATGGTGAAGGTGCAAGCCGTTGACGCGGTCAGGGTGGCTGTCTGCACGGTGCCGTTGGTCAGGCTGATGGTCGATGTACTGGTGACCGTGCCAATCGCCACGACGCTTTCCGTGTAGCCGGTGACGGTTGCGGAGGTCAACGTAGGGGTGGTCAGCGCGGCATTGGTGAACGACACGTTGCTGGTCGAGATCGTCAGGTAGACGTTGGTCGCGTCACAGTAGATCGTGGTGGTGTTGCCCTGCGTGATCGCGGCGCTAGCGCCCGCTCCAGCCGAAGTGAAGGTGACGGTGTAGGCACCCGTGGTGCCGTTCTTGACGACCCAGCGCCCGCCAATCGACGAGGGGAACTGATACGTCAGGTTCGCGGTGATCGCGCCCGTAATCAGGATGATGCCGGGTCGATATTCAGCCTCTGCGAGGACATACGTCGTGGCGGTCTGGCCGGAACCATTGATGGACGTAACACCGCCAAACGCGGTGTCGATATAATCCCAGTCGGTGTTGACCGGCACATCCCAAGTATCAACAAAGTCATTATTGCCCGGCTTGAGCAGCTTCTTGGTTGTCGTATATGTGGTTGCCATGTCTAACCTCAGATGGCCGCGTTGGCCGCTTGCAGGGCGTGCGCGATGCTGTTGTCATGCTCATCCAGCAACGGCTCAGTATTCTTGTTATTAGCCTTCTTCGACCGATCAGCTTGCGAAATAAGCTGCGCCGCCAAAGCCGCGTGATTAACAATGCGACCGCCGGAGGCGCGGTTTATGCGACCACCGTGCGCGGCCATAGTCGTTGGCCCCATAGTCTTGCGGATATAGTTCTGCGTTTCCATAGGCAAATATTGAATAAAGCTACCGCCATTCGCTTTAGCCATAGCCATAGCGTCACGCAGCCCGGTGGGGCCTGCGTTATAGGCAGCAAGTGCGGAGACGGGGTCGCCGAATACTTTCAGTTGATGATCGAAGTAAGCCTTGCCAAGCCGATAGTTGTAGTCCTTGTCCGTTTTCAACCGGTTCAAATCCCAAGGCTCCCCGGCGAGGCGCGCAGCCTCCGGCCCGGTGCGGGGCATGACCTGAGCTATTCCGATAGCGCCCTTGGGCGATGTAATCGTCGCCCCCTTACGGTCAAATTGCTGGCCGTTGCTTTCGGTCTGGACGGCTCTGGAAAAGATACTTCCATTTGGCGCGACCGGTTGACGCTGAAATGAAGCCGGGACAATTCCGTCCTGCTGCGCCGGGCGGACGGGCGCGCTCGGACTGCGGGCTACTGTCGGCTCTCTCATTGATCCAGAGTCATACCCCCGCCCGGCTTCAGGCGTATCAAGGGCAGCCCCGCTGTACTTGGCGCGGCCTTCAGGCGTCTGCATCGCAATGTTAAGGGCGTCTGTCATCGATTGCTGATTAGGCGACTCGCTGCGGCTTCGAGCGGCTGTGGGCGTTTGGTTGTCAGTCTGATCAGTCGTGTTTCCGGCGGCGGCCCGATTGGCAGTGGCGACCGGGTAGGCGGCAGGCAGCACCTTGGTAGCTGCCCCCAACGGACGTGCGGCTCTGCCAGCGTAATACTGGGCAGAGCTGATTAGCTTTGGCGAACCAGCCGCAAGGCTGGCGAGCCACATAGGATGCACGCCCGCCGCAACAAGACCAACCGCACCGAGGCCCTCGAACTGACCGCGAAGGCCCGGACTGAACCACGGATTAGCGGCAGCGCCAGCAAGAAGATATGGAAGCTCGTCACTGTATTTCGCCAAATCTTCAAGAGCGGCAGCGCCGCCCTTCTTGTTCATTGATTTCAATGCTTTGTTCATGCGAGCAGAAGACCCGGCTCTGTCTGTGCCAAAATGAGCTTTGGCATTCGCCAAATCATCAAGATGATTTTGGTACTTCTCCATCAATTCGGTGTATTTCGGGCTGATGTCGCTAAGTGTTTTTCGCGTAGCGGCCCACACACCCATAAGAGGGTTTTCGCCTGTGGTACCCCCGAGGCT